CTGCTGCTGACATCCGTGTTGCAGTTGCAAAGTTGCGCACTAACAAGGCTTCAGGACGTAAGGGTTCACTTTACTGGTGTGGTATTCACCCAGAAGTTTCCCACGACCTTCGTGCCGAAACTGGTGCTGCTTCATGGCGTAACCCACACGAGTACCAGAGCAATGATGCAATCTGGGCTGGCGAAATTGGTCAGTTTGAAGGTGCTTACTTCATTGAGTCTCCTCGTCTACGTAAGGGCAACGATGGTGCTTCAAGCATCCCTGTTTACCGTACGTTCCTATGTGGACAGCAAGCACTTGCTGAGGCTGTTGCCGAAGAACCACACGTGGTTATCGGTCCAGTCGTAGACAAGTTGATGCGTCAGCGTCCAATCGGTTGGTACGGTGTTCTAGGACACGCAGTATACCGTCAGGAAGCGCTATACCGCATTGAGTCTGCTTCAAGCATTGCTTAATTAGCGACACTAATCTCATCCCTAAGTCATATAACGGGCTTAGGGATGGGGTTATGTTTCTAAACTAGAAGGAAAACATAATGGCTTATCTATTCGCACCACCCACAGTGGACCAAGGACCAGCAGGTGGTGGCTGGTTATTCTGGCGGTACACACTAAAGCGTGGGATTACCGTCTACAAGATTGGTAACGAGTGGTACGAAGAACAGTACCCTTGGCAAGATGACCTAGACCAAGCCAGTGTTGTTTACCTAGGTGGACATGAATACGAAGTAACATTAGCCGAAAAGAATGACCTTGAAACTGCTGGTTACACGGTGAGTACAGTATGAGCCTGTTAGAATCGTTGACTGTTGTATCGTTAGCCCTAGGTATCATTGCCTTGCTAGGCAAGTGGTTAGTTGTTAACCCATTAAAGTCTTACATTAAAGAACAGACATATCCTATCCAGCCTACGGCTAATGGTGGTCGCAGTCTTCCAGACATTGCCCGTACGGTGGACAGGATTGAAAAGCGTTTAGATGAGCACATTACATTACATCTTAAGGATGAACTATGAGTGGTAAGTACAATATCGTAGCCGAACAGGGTGCTACCTTTAACCTTAACTTCCGAGTTGAGACTGATGGTACTCCTTGGAATCTAACTGGCTACACCTTTGCTATGCAGGTACGCCGTTCTAGTGCTTCAACCACAACTTTACTTAACATCACATCAGCAACCATGACTTCAGTTGGGCACGTATCAGCAACAGTTAGTGCTGCAACCATGGCTGCTGTACCTGCTGGTCGTTGGGTTTATGATATTGAATTAACATCCTCTGGTGGACAGGTAACACGAATCCTGGAGGGTCGCTTTATTGTAACAGCAGAGGTGACACAGTAATGCCAGACTACACAGTCATTATTGAAGAAGAAGTTACCGCTACTACAGTTACCATTGAAGAGACTGTTACTGACATTATTCTTGGTACTGAAGTTACACAAGAGACAGTTGTTATTGTTGATAACCTTCAAGGTCCACAAGGTGCACAAGGAACTCAAGGTATTACTGGTCCAACGGGTGCAGCAATTACAGGTCCTACTGGACCTACTGGACCAACTGGAAGCACGGGTAGTACAGGTGCTACAGGACCTACAGGCAGTACGGGCAGTACTGGCGCAACGGGTAGCACTGGACCTACGGGTCCTACTGGTGCTCAAGGAGACGAGGGCATCCAAGGTGTTACGGGTTCCACTGGTCCCACTGGTAGTACAGGACCCACAGGTCCGACAGGACCAACAGGTGCTACAGGTAGCACTGGTTCAACAGGTCCCACAGGACCAACTGGTGCCCAAGGCATTCAAGGTATACAAGGCATTACGGGTCCTACTGGTAGCACTGGTGCTACTGGCTCAACGGGACCAACAGGTTCACAAGGCGCAACAGGTAACACTGGTGCCACAGGGTCTACGGGTAGTACGGGACCAACGGGACCTACGGGTGCGACAGGTCCTACGGGACCGCAAGGTGACCAAGGTATTCAAGGGGTCACAGGACCCACTGGTGCAACGGGAGCCACAGGCTCACAAGGTATCCAAGGTGTAACTGGACCCACAGGAACTACAGGACCGACTGGTCCTACTGGGTCAACTGGAGCAACGGGTGCTGACTCTACAGTAGCAGGTCCCACTGGACCAACGGGAGCAACTGGCTCCACAGGAGCCACGGGTGCTACGGGAGCGACTGGAGCAACTGGACCTACTGGTCCTTTACCAACAAATTATGTTGTGTCAGTTAACGGTGTTACTGGAACTATAACTGGAATTGCTACAACCGCTGCTTCTGTGCAAAAGTCTGGCGATACCATGACTGGAAATCTTTATGCACCATACATTGACTCTAGTGGTGTTATTGCTGCAACTACCGATGCCGCTGCAGGTCGTGGAGTTCTTGTTAGACAACCTTCGGGTAATGGTTCGGCAGCGGTAATTCAATTTACTGATAATGCCGTTACAGCACAAAGGGCAAGTATTACTGCTGATTCAAGTGGTAACGTAACCATAAGCCCTACTAGTGGAACTCTTTTTACATCGGGCATAAATGCTTCTGGTCAGGTTCGTGCTGACTCTGGTGGTGCTGATGGTGGATTTACTCTTCGCCCTTGGACTGCAGGTTCTAGTTATGAAAGTTTAGTAACTAACGGCATGACTAGCACTGAGTATGTTGTTTTGTCAGATGGCACTAGCACTTTTATCAGCGCTGGTTCTGGTGGCGCAACTTCTATCCGAAGTGGTAGTAACAATACTGCTAACGAAATATTAGTTAGTGACTCAACCGCAACTATTCGTGGTGGTCGCATGGGTGGCGTTGTTGGTGGAGAAGGAACAACAACTTCTGGTGCAAACTTAACTGTTACTCATGGTCTTGGTGTAACACCATTGGCTATTACAGCAACTGTTCGCAACAACACCTACAGTTCTTCACTAAATACAAACATTTTTGTTGGCAGTAGGTCAGGAACAACTTTTACAGTGTACGCAAACAACGGTGCTGGCGGTGCCGTAGCAGCAGCCTTTTCATGGATAGCGGTGGGATAATGGATGATTTAATTTGGTATGACATAACTTGCCACACAGATGGTTGCAAACATCAAGACGTAACTATTCATGGTCAGGGTCCAGAGAACACAACATTTATGTGTGGTCCTTGCGGTGGCATGGTAGATGATTGGATAGTTTCAGAGGACCAGACAGATGGCTTGTAGAACAGGTTGCCCTACCCAGGACTGCGAATCATACGCAGACTGCTGTAAGGGTGTAGCAATTAATAAGTCCTCACTACGACCATAGTGTAGTGTGCTAGGATAATAGCATGGTTAAGATTGCAGTCTATGCTATAGCAAAAAATGAATCCAAACATGTCAAGCAATGGGTAGAGGCAACCAAAGGTGCCGATGTCCGAATTGTCCTAGATACTGGGTCAGAAGATAACACCTATGACCTACTCCAGAAATACCCCGTAGAAGCCCACAGAGCCACGCTAAGCGACTTTAGGTTTGATGTGGCTAGGAACATGGCACTTGACCTTGTACCTGCTGACGTGGACGTGTGTGTCGTTTTAGACATGGACGAGATTCCTGACCCTGACTTCTTTGACAAGATAAGACAGGCTTGGAAGCCAGATACCGATAGGGCTTGGGTCATGTGTGACACAGGCAATGTCTGGGCTAGTAACACTCGTGCCCATTCAAGACATGGGTATAGGTGGAAGTATCCATGCCATGAAGTTATCGTACCTCTTGGTACAGACAACTCAATAGTAGTTGAAACTTCAATTACCCATAAACCTGATAACGATAAACCTCGTAGCAGTTACCTTCCACTATTAGAACTTGGTCACGAAGAAGACCCAACAGACCATCGCATGATTGTCTACCTAGCCCGTGAGTATTACTTCAAGGGTATGTGGCAAGAACTTATTGATGTAGGCAAGAAACTAGAAGACATCCCTGGTTGGAATGTTGAACGTGCTCAGACTTGGCGAGGCATAGGCGAAGCCTATTGCAAGTTAGGTAATGACCTAGAGGGTCTGCACTGGTTGCAGCGTGGTGTTGAAGAATCACCAGATGACTTAGAGGCTTGGTTCCCGTTAGCGTTTTACTACTACGAACGCAAGATGTGGAATCACTGTTATCAAACAGCAATGACCGTTGAGACTGTTAAGTCTCAGGGTAATGCACACTATATTGCTGACTCATCAATGTCTTGGAGAATGTACGACTTACTTTCCATTGCGTGTTGGAACCTAGGCAAGAAGGGTTCTGCTAAAAAGTATGCACGCAAAGCAGTTGAACTTAATCCAGACGATGAACGTCTAGTTAAAAACTATGACTTCATTATGACACAGACTGCAAAGGATTACAAGAATGGCTTGTAGAAGCGGATGCCCCACTCAAGACCACGACTCTTGGGGTGATTGCCTAAGGGCATCAAACATACAGATGTCAACTGGAGATGCCAATGGCAACCTAGTTAGCAATGGTTGGACCAACAAGAAGTGGAACAGCGAATTAAGTTTATACCGTGAAGCCCGTAAGCAGGGTATTCAACCAGAAGGAACTTCCACAGCCCAAATTCGTAAGGCTATGGATGTAAGCGACAAGACAGGACACGCATATGGCTCAGCCCTCTAAAGCAAAGATGGGTAAGAAAACACCAGGAGTTAACGCTAAGGCGTTGGCTTCTACCCGTAAGTCAGACAAGGCAGCAAACCCTAAGTCTCCAAGAAACCTTCGTGATATCAAGATTACGAAAGAACGCTTGGCATACGAAAAGGGATTTAATGACGCTATGAAAAAGAAGAATAGTGGAAAAGTTTTAGGCGGAGGCACTTACTAATGTGCGCTAACTGTGGGTGTAACCACATCAACTACCAACATGAAATGCCTACAATGCCAGGTTCGTACAAGGGCATTGACAAGGTTAACTACAACATGCCGAAGGTACCAGCAGTTCCTGCTATGCCTCGCTCAACTAAGAAGGGTAAGTAACATGGCAATGAACAAACCAGGCAAGCCAATCGTAATAGCAAAGCCAAAGCCAAAAGTACCAGGTAAGCCAACACGACCAGGCGACAAACTAAACCCACTGCCAACAGTAGGTAACAAGGCAAACAAAGACAAGAAGTTAAAAGACTTAAAACTTCAAATTGATAAGGCTAACAAAGCAAAGGCTCCAAAGATGAAAACAATGCCGATGCCAATGCCTAAGTCAAAGGCACCACGCAATACTAAGAGAGGTATGTAATCATGGCAGCGAAACCAAAAGCAAAACCAGGTAAAGATTACATGAAGCCAGTTGGCGGAACCAAACAAAAAGGTTACATGGCTCCAGGTTCTGTTCTTAAGGGAACGGGAAGTTATAGTGCTCGTGGCAAAGTTGGAGAAAGTGCAACAAACAAAAAAGGAGTTAGTGCTTACTTTCTTGCCCAGGCACCAAATCAAAAATTGTTAAAGACTGGTATTAATCCAACTGCTATGAAGGCTACCGCTGGTAATCCTAAGCCAACTACTGCACAACTTGCTGCAGGTAAAAAGGCTAGTGCTACCGCTAAGGCTAACGCAGCCGCTAAAGCCAAGGCTAAGGCTGCTGCTGATAAGGCTGCAAAGTTAAAAGATGCTAAGACAGCAAAGAAGCCAACAACTGGCGTTTACAAGCGTAATCCAGGAAGTTAATTATGGCAGTCAAGAAAGACCCACGTTTAGCACGTGCAGGTGTTTCTGGCTATAACCAGCCGAAGCGTACACCTGGACATCCAACAAAGTCACACGTTGTTGTGGCTAAAGAAGGAACACAGGTTAAGACTATCCGCTTTGGTCAACAAGGTGTGACGGGTGATAGACAACCTACCGCAAGACAGGCTTCGTTTAAAGCCCGTCACGCTAAAAATATTGCAAAAGGCAAGATGAGCGCAGCATACTGGGCAGACAAGGTTAAATGGTAATGGCAACATTCGGTTCAATGACTGATGAGGTCGTACGTAAACTAGCAGGGTTTACGCTACGTCAAGACCGTCAGACACATCTCACTGCTGCAGTAAATGCAACAGCAACTAGCATCACTGTTGCCTCAGCAAACAACATCTCAACTGGCATTATCCAGATTGACGATGAACTAATCTACGTAGACTCTTACGACCGCAACAGTGGCGTACTTAGTATCCCACCTTATGGTCGTGGCTACAACGGTACACAACCTGCAACGCACCAGAATGGTGCACGAGTTATTATCTCTCCTACATTCCCATCTGTGGATGTCAAGGGTGCAATCAATGAAACCATTGAAGCAGTATTCCCTGACCTATACACCACAGGTACACACACCTTCTCGTTCTCTCCTGCTAAGTCAACCTATGCGTTGCCTGAAGAAGTAGAAACAGTATTGGCGGTTGCTTATGAAACTACTGGTCCTTCTAAAGAATGGCTTCCTGTTCGTGGTTATCGGGTTGACCCTATGGCTAATGTTGATTCTTTCAATTCTCGCAACAGCATTACTTTGCTATCTGGTGTTGAGTCTGGTCGCACTGTCCAAATTTTCTATACCTCTGCTCCTACCGTAATGGACTCAAACGATGATGACTTTGAAACAGTTACAGGTTTACCTGCATCTTGCAAAGATGTCATTGTCCTTGGAGCATCCGCTCGTCTAGCATCATTCATTGACCCAGGACGCTTGACCTTTGGTTCTGCTGAGTCTGACCAACAGTCACAGATTGCTGGTCGTGCTTATGGTGCTGGTACTAACGCATCCAAATATCTTCTTGCCTTGTTTGATAAGCGTCTTGCTGAAGAGACACGTAAAATGCAAGACCGTAACCCAATCCGTATCCACTTCACCCGATAGGTAAATCATGGCTCGTAATTATTCCTCTGTTGTTGAACCTAAAACACTAACCGCTAATGTCGGTACCAGTGATGTACAAATCACTCTTAACAATGTAACTGGTCTACCTAGTGCACCATATGTCTTAGTCCTTAATCCAGATACTGTAAAAGAAGAAGCAGTTCTAGTAACTGTTGACCAGACTGGTGTAACTTCTCCAACTCTAAAAGTAGAACGTGCCATTGAAGCACGTAGTGGCTTGGGTACTGCTCAAACTCACAGTGTTGGTAACATTGTTAAGCACATGATTGTTGGCTCTGACATGCAGATTGTGCATGACCACTTCAGTAACGACAACACGACCACTGGTACTGCGCATGGTGCAACTGGTGGTGTTGTTGGTCGTACCAATAGCCAAACCCTAACTAACAAAACAGTTAACCTAGCAGATAACACTTTAACTGGTACCAAAGCGCAATTCAATGCGGCACTATCTGATGCTGACTTTGCCACCATTGGTGGCACGGAAACATTAACTGACAAGACTTTAACAAGTCCAGTAATTAATGGCGGTACACTTAATGGTGGGGCTGCACTAACTGTTGATTCTACTGAACTGAATAAACTTGATGGAGTAACAACAACCGCAGCACAACTTAACTACATCAACACTACTACTTCTAATGTTCAATCACAGTTAAATAGTGTGATTGTTAAAAATAATGACCAGGATGCTTCCATAAGTTCATTAAATTCTGCAGTAGATACTAAACTTCCTAAAGCAGGTGGAACAATAACTGGTAATCTTACGGTTAATTCAAATGCTACATTTGATGCTGTTGTTTATGTAGGAGCGGATAATCTTAGAGTTGATGGAGACATAATTAGACCATGTGATGGTGGACAAGGAACTGTTAGTGTTACTTCTGGCGTACAAATTGTGTCCCACAGCCTTGGTAAAATACCATCTGCTGTTACATGTACTCAACGTACCTCTGGTACTATTAGTCTTGCTCCAAGAATCTTTGTAGTTACAGACGTTAGTTCAAGTACTTTTTCATTATATGCTCTTGACACTGCTGGTAACAGGCAAACTGGAGCCTTCTGGTGGACGGCAGTAGGGTAATGCCAACCTATGACATCAGTGAAGATGTACCTTATGATATTTCTATTTCGTCAACAGAGGCAACTTTTGAATTAACTGACACTGCATACGATGTTGTCATTGATGACCTACCATTCATTGTAAAGGTAAGCAATCAAGACCCATACCGCCGTGAGACTGCGCCATTTAAGAAGGACCAGTTTGATAACAGTCCTGAACCAGGTGAGCAATCTCTAACTGGTTGGTGGCTACGTTCACAGACATCTTGGCACAACGGTGCTGGCATTAAGTTCTATGAACCAGGCACAGACTATCAGCATGTAAGCCATAGGTTTACTGACAGTCGTGGCGTAGATGTATGGACTATTGGTGAAGCAAAACTTCTTCCAGAAGTCATTGACGTTTACACTGGTAATAACTTAATCAATGCTGCTGTTGGTAGTGATGGTACTGATGTACTTGTATCAGGTGACTCTGTTGGTGCACTAAAAAAGATTTCTTTTAGTGGTGACAATGATGCAACTGCTACAGCATACACAATATCAAGTCACACATCCTTTCCTTTTAAGTCAGTAACAACTGATGGGTCTAAGTATTACGCTGCCTGTACTACCTGTGTTCATAGTGGTTTAATAAATGCTAATTCAGACGTTGTTTCTTATGTGTTTAGTACAACTGCACTAGATAACGTATTCATAAAGTATGTTAAAGGTTATGTTCTGCTCGGTAGTGGAAGAACTTTAACAAACTTATATGATATTGATAGTGCAGCAACCACACATGGTCACGGTAGTGTAACTATTCCAACCGTTGTATCTAGCGTAACTTACTTCAAGAACCATCTAAATACTAAATGGAACTGGAATGATGCTACCGCTAGTCCTGGTCCTATTTATGTATCTGGCAACGGCGGCAGCAATGGTGAGGTGTGGCAGATTTATGTTGACACTAGCGATACATCAGCAACCAACACCCTTGATATGGCTGGTGCCACTATGGTTATCAGTCTCCCAGACGGTGAAAAGATTAATGCAATTCACTACTACCTTGGAGTTCTTGCATTAGGAACAACTAGAGGATTGCGCATCTGTCCAGTTAACGGTAATGGTCAGGTAGTTCTTGGTCCACTGTTATATGAAAACGGTTACTACCCAGTTAATGGTTTTACAGAATCTGGAAATTATCTGTATGCAGCAACTAAAACAGACAATGAAGATGGTACATTTACACATGCTTGTCTTATTCGTGTAGATTTATCTGCACAATTTGATGATGGTACGTATGCATATGCACATGACCTTGAGTACCGCAGTTCTGTTAATGAAACCTATTCAGTAAGTAACAAGGCTTTAACTAGTAATGTTGCAACCTTAACTACTAGCCTTCCACATGACTTTAATGTTGGTAACAGCATTACTGTGACTGGTGTTGATGCTACGTTTAATGGCACATACATTGTGACCGCTAAGACATCTACAACCGTATCCTACGCCAAGACCGCTACTGATGTTACATCAGTTGCCGTATCACCATATGGTTCGGTAGTTGAAACTTCAAGTAATAGTGAAGCAACCGAAGTGTACCAAGTTAACAACCGTGTAGTTATGGTGGTTGAAGAAGAGGGCGATGCTGCAGGTTCTGGTGAACTACACATTCAAAGTGAAACTGTTAAGCGAGATACTGGTTGGTTTACAACAGGTAAGATTCGCTACGGTACCGTTGAACCTAAGTTCTTTAAGTACATAAACGTACAATGTACTACTGGTCAAGGTGATACTATTCAAGTTTACACCATTGATAAGAGTGGAATTGAATCATCACTTGCTGTTCTTTCTCAAGGTTTAAGCAATCAAGATATTTTTATTTCCACACCAGCCACCAAGCAAGAGTACATGTCGTTTAAGTTTGTGCTTAACAACTTAACAGAAGACCAAGATGTGCCAGTGCTAGAGGCTTATCAAATTAAAGCCACACCTGCATCTCGCCGTCAACGCTTGTACCAGTACCCACTGTCTTGCTATGACCATGAGATGGATAAGTTCAACTCTCTGTTTGGTTACACTGGTCGTGCAATGGAGTTTGTCCAGCGTATTGAAGCCATTGAAGAAACAGGTAAGTTTGTCCATATTACTGACTACCGCACAGGTGAGCAGTACGATGGCGTAATTGAAGAGGTTCGTTTTACTAACGAATCTTCCCCCGATAAAGACAACAACGGCTTCGGCGGTTTGTTGTTGGTAACAGTTAGGAAAATGTAGTGAGCAAGAAGCAAGTTAAAGATATCTCAGGTCGCATGGTGGCTGTAGTTGTTGCATCCGTTATGGGTACCCTTGGTGCTGGTGCAATCCTAGGCATTGATACATGGAAGTCTGCTGCACTAGCAGCCATCATGGGTGTTGCTGTTGTATCAGAATCCTTAGCACGTGGGTTCCTAACTGATGGCAAACTTGACCAAAAAGAAATTGACGATGCGTTCGCTAAGGCAAACGAGAAGAAGTCTAAGTAGTAATTGAAAAGAAAATTCCGCTTAGGGATTGTTTCTTTTATTGTAGGTTCGTTCATGGTGTTCACACCAACCAATGCATTTGCTGAACAGGCTCTTGCTGAGGTTACGTGTGCTACAGAAGATGGAACAGAACAAACATTTTCTATTGGCTGGAATAACAGTAATAGTTTCTTTGATGGTAAGGGTGACATAGCACGTCTTTACTGTGAAGGTGGATTTGCACAATCTTACAACTTATATGTAAGAGATAATCTGCCTTTAGATTCTCCACTGCGTTGGTACAACGGCATAGTTCCTATCTTAGGACCTGTGCCAAGTCCTAGCCCTGAGCCAGTCGTAAGCGTTGAACCAACTCTGAACCCAGAGCCAACGCCAACGCCTGAACCTACTCAAAGTGAATCACCATCTCCAGAACCTACGGTAGAACCTAGTCCAACTCCAACAGTTGAACCTACAATAGAACCAAGTCCCACCCCTGTAGTAACGCCTAGCGTTACCCCTGTCGCTGAGCCTACACCGTCCCCTTCCCAGGAAAGTGTCGTACCAGTACCACCAGTGCCAACTCCAACTCCAGAAGTTGTACAAGAACCTGTACAAGTTGAGCCCGAACCTTCCCCCACCCCAACGATAATCCCTACCCCTGAATTAGTCCCAGAAATAACCCCAGAACCACAGCCTACAATGGCTGTTCCTGCCCCTGTAAGCGACACAGAGAAGTTTTTAGCAGAGATTAGTATAGAACTACCATCTTACCTAGAAAGCGTTCCTGGTGCCGTACAGTTGGCAAAGGCTGCTGAGGCAATCATGGCTATCGGTAGCGATATGACACCTGAAGAGAGAGAAGAATCTCAAGGTGTCGTAGTCGCAGCAATTATCATTGGACAGTTAGCCCAAGTCAGGAGACTTAAGTAATTGTTTAAACGGCTAAAGAAATACTTGAAAGAAATCACAGCAGAAACATACACCTTATGTGGTCTCGCCATAGCGTACTTCACGTTAGACGGCAGTGCCAAGAAGGTTACAGGAATCATAGCGATAGTTAGTTTTCTAGTATGGCTAGTAACAATACCACTAAGAGAAGAGGATGAAGACTAATGGCTTCACCAATGCAAGATGCAAAGTACAAGGTAACTACACCCTTCGGTGTCAAGGGACGTATGTGGTCCTCTGGTCGCCACGAAGGAGTGGACTACGCAGCACCAGTAGGTGCAGTTGTTGTTGCTCCTGTTGCTGGCAAAGTAGTACAGGTAGGTCAGGTATGGGGTGCTGCTTTTGGAAAGCATTCGGTACTGATGAAGGTTGAAGGTGGACACCTTCTCTTTGCTCACCTATCTTCATACAAGGTCAAGGTCGGACAGAACCTAAAGGCTGGAGATTTCATCGGTAAGGTTGGGAAAGAAGGCAATGTCACAGGTCCCCATCTTCACATGGAACTACAAGCAGGTCCAGGCTGGAAGCGTGGCGGTGGTTTAGACCCTGCTAAAATTATTGCTGATGCTCCAAAGAAGGCTGAAGCACCAAAGGCTTAACACCTAAAACTAATAACCCCCCAAGGAGAAATCCAAGGGGGGTTATTTTTTGGCTCTAAATTTAGTGCTAAATTCGGTGCTGACAGTAGCAACCTATGTAGTTGCACTTAGCATGAAGCATCGCAGATACCTGAGCCATATCTATCTTGCTTGCATCTCCTGCATCACGGCAGTTCTTGCATATCATTTGTTACCTCCTCGTTATCTTCATCCTTGTATGGCGGAAAGCCACCAAGGTTTCTTACTATCTTATTCAATGCACGATTGGCAGCCATAGCCGTAGCCTTAACTGATGGTCTGTCACTGTCAGTTACTTCATGTAACTGTGTTGAGTCCACGTCCTGAGCGTAGAACAAGAACACTAGGTTCTGTTCAACCTCAGTTAGTTTACTAAACGCATCACGGATGTCAGCACCATAAGCCATCCAGTCACCAGACTCCGATGGAGCCTTGGTGCTACGACCCATGTTAGTCATTGCTGTTTCTAGTTTCTCCCAGTTATCTGTGAGCACACCAGGTATGAGCATCTTAACAAAGTCTTTGCTGTACCAGAAGTTATCATCAGCATTGTATCCCTCTGCTACTGCTTTCTCCTTGATGCAGTAATCAAGAGCGGCATTACGCAGGGACTTAGCAATCAACTTGTCACAGGACTTCTCGTCCTGCTCAGCCTTCCACCTAGCAATGTTGTTAGGGTGTTCAGCAAACCATAGCCATAGTTCCTGTTCAATATCTGCACGGTCTACCATGTTGTACTTGCTACGGTACTCACTGGCAATCTGTTGCACCATGTCCCAGTAGTCATTGACTTGTTGTTCTTGTAGTCTACGGATGCGAGATGCATCTTCCATTTGGTTGCACATCAGACATCACCATCTAACGCTTGAATAGTTGCACAAGGATAGGTGTAACCGCATTCATGGCAGTAACTACCACTTGGCTCTGTTGGTTTATGCAGTTCACGCACACGTTCAATAGCCATAAGACATCTATCTGCAAGGTCCTTAACACTCACTTGCCCCACACCTTTCCATCAACAACAAACGTTCCGTCCTTGTGGATAGGGATAAGTTTAGGTGTAACCTTTTGACCGTCAATGTAAAGCACACCAATAGCCTGTTGCCAGTTAGCAATGCCACCCTTTAGGTAAGATGCTTTCTTCTGGTCCATCAAGTTACCAACCTCTAGTCCCCAAATGGTACGGGTTGATACACCTGATACAGATTCAGTGTAGTGAAGTAGCCCTGCTCTATGTGTATGACCACATACTACGGACATGCCTGTCTTCTTAGCCAAACCAAGGGCTGTCTGCCCACCAGTTTGATTCACAGAACCTTCATCGCCATGTAAGAGCAACCACTTAGGTGCCACTTCCCACGGCTTACTGTGGTAGGTGATACCTAATTCTTTAAGGCGGAGGAAGTTCTCTAACTCAAACTCAGGTGCACCAAGTAGACCAGGTGCTCGCTTCATAATTGTGTTGTATAAACGGTCAGTGTGGTTACTACGTGTCATGTGTGTAACCTGCAGGTCTTCTAGTACCTGAACAGTTGCATCACGGTCACGACCAATGCTACGTTCGTACTCCATTGGTGTGCCCATAGACCAGCGACTGATAGTCTGCATGTCCATCTCGTCACCAACGGATACCACGTCATCAGGTTTAAACGCCTTGATGAATTTGGCTACGTTAGCAACCGCACGCTTATCATGGTATGGAACTTGCAAGTCACTTACAATAACTTTAACCTTCATTGTAGTCCTTCGCCTCAGGGAACGTGTTATCTAAAATCATAACACCAATTACCCCATAGTTGGCGATGTCCACAAAGGTATCTCTTAGTGACTCATTCTCAGGCTTAGCCCCTGATTCTATAAGGTTAATTAGCCGTGACATCTTGTCATACAACCGTACCTGTAGCCCATTAAGCGGTCCACCTGGCGCATTGCGGATGTTGTTAGGACCATAATCATTCTGCTTCTTGATTAGGATATCCCACAATTCCTCATACACATCAAGGGAATCTAACTCAAAGTCATCAGGGTATAGGTCATCCCATGCGGTGAATGTAACACATGCTTCACATATGCAGTCATCATCTACCGCAAAGGCATCCTTGTTATCTCCAACGTTAAGGTCTCTCTTGACTCGGTTAAGCCAATCTTGGAAATCTTTAAGCCCATCTCCAAAAGTCTCCCAGTCAGAAACTCTATCTCTTCTTGACTGAACGAAATCATCCCACTCATCCTTGCTCATGCTGATACCTTGCTCCTTAGATAGTCGTACCCCTGTGATAGGTACATTGAATTAACATCTTCACCCTCTGGCATCTGCAATGTTACTACTGATGAGAGTTCTTTGGCGAGGTTCTTTGCAAAGTCCGACCCTGGTTGGTCACCGTCAGCAAAAACATAGACCGTCTCAAAGTCTTGGAGGATGCGTGAGTAATGTTTCTTCCACGAGTTCGCACCAGGTACACCCACAGCAGGGATGCCACACTTATAGTGCAAAGTAATCGCATCAATCTCGCCTTCACATACTGCAATGAAATCTCCTGCTGATTGTAGTGCCGTCACGTTGTATAAACGGGTAGAAGTCCCTGGTAAACCCATATATTTGGGTTCACTGTTGTCCATGCTACGGAATCTAATGTCCACTACACCTGTTGGTGTGATGTACGGAATAACTAAGCGACCAACGTATGCTTCGTGACTAGGCAGAGGTTCTGCGACCACTCCTAGGTGGGCTGTAGCCCCGTCTTCTAGAGATAATCCCCTCTTGCTGAGGTAACCTTCTGCTAGATGAATGTTTGCCTTGTATGTTGCCACGGCTTTCGCCAGTGATTGTTTCTGCGATTGTGATAGCCTCACGAAATCCCACTCCTTCTTTCTCCATGATTATTTTATATGTGTCACCCTTGACTCCGCAAGCATGACATGCGAATGCGTTCTCTGTTACGTTGACACTAGCAGATGCAGTTGAATCCTCGTGAACTACGCATCTAATCTTTTGCCAGCCCCATGTTTCACGTATGTTTGTTGCACCGTAGTGTTCAAGCACAGGTTGTATGCTGTGCTTTTCCATTAGTACCCTGCTTCTTCTAGTAGTTTAAACCACTCAGACACTGGCATAGTAGCGTACCACTTGCCAACGTCTAGTGTTCCTGTCTTCTTGTGTATGACAACGCCAGTCTCAGCCTTGTCGTTAGCCATCTCCACCTCAAGTTCCTTGAGCCATGCAGACAACTTCATTTCTTTATGGTTCTTAACCTCTATAACAACAGCAGGAATGCCAGCAATATCACCACGGTCATTGACTCCGTTGAGTGCACGTCTCTCAACGTGCTTACGTCCCTTGCTTACAAGCCAATTAACTACAGCAGTCTCGGCAGATGTACCCTTTATCTTACTTTTGTTCATGTCTTATTCCATCCGCTATCATTGAGAACTGTAACTGTTCTGCTACCCACTCTAGTGCACCGCACGCTTCATGTAAGTCCTGCTCGCAGAAGTCATCAGCAATATCACGGATAGCCTTGATAATTTCATAGAAGGATACGTACTGTTCCCCGTCATAGAACACACGGGATATATGTCTGCCTTCCATTTAATAATCATCTCTATCCATGTACATAAGTAGTGCGAGGATACCAACTAGCCCCAGTATGATTAACCATTCCACCATTGTTCGTCCTCCAAGTTCTTTATGAATACTACAAGTTCTTCCCATGGTATGCAATGTTCTATATCAACAACATAGAAGTTATCGTTATGTCCACGGTATTTGTCGTGCAGTTGCTTGCTTACCCACTTGTCTTTAGTAGATGTCAGCAATCCAAACATACCCTTAGTGTGGGTAGATACCATGACATAGGCATACGGCTTCTGTAACTTAGCCTCATACCCTGACACAGTATCAACTATGATGTTGCCCCAAGGGAAATCCTTTAGTTCAGTGAACTCTATGTTGCGTGACTTAACCTCAAGGCACTCACCTGAATCATCAAGGATGATGTCCTTCTCGGTGGCTGTCATCTCTGGTATCTCTTCATGTGACTGCACTATGTACAGGTCAGGCACAGTACAGCGCACACCATTGGAACGCAAGCGGTCTGCAACTATGTCACCATACTTGTGACCCTCAGTCATGGATGCCACGTAATCAAAGGGCATATTGATTTCTTAACTCTTTGTTTACGTTAGCCATGTATTCAGGCTTCTTGCGACCAGTTGTGCCATATAGGTATGGTTCTCCTGCTTCGGCAGCCCGTACAATTCCCCAGTCGTTGATGATTTGTATGGTCATCATTGAGATAAGTGTTTGTATGTGTTCCTTATCGGCAGGATTGTTTGAGTCTTCTGGAATCCAGTTGGTACGCTTTTGTATCCACTGATAAACGTAATCAACTTTGCCTTCGTCTGTTGCCTTTTCCATTACTGCTCACTACCTAAACTAATCCCAGCAAAGTTATTAGCATACAGATTGTTGTATGCCCCACTGATATCACGCATACACCACAGACAGAAACTCTTAGGTGCAACTGTTCCCATTATTCCATGGTCATTCTTTTCGCCTAAGACCAAGGTTACCTTCGCATCGTAGCCACAGGCAATACACGTTTCTTTCATCGTGCATTCTCCCAATCACATTCTTGATGCACCGTATTGGTGCAAACCACTGTCCTGCCATCTGGTAGTTGCTTCGTTATAAAGTCTGGTGCAGTAATAATCATGTAAAAGATATAGAGCACAGCCACAATAAGTGCTCCCACAATTATTGCGAATACGTAATCAATCCAATCAATCATCGTGCATCCTCTAGGTCTGCAATGAACATATATTCTGGCAAGAACTGCAACCACACTGGGCTATTACCCGAAGGGTCAGCCTTACCATAACGGTTCTTGACACTGGCAACACCAAGCATTCCGTCTTGTTGTCCCACCGTAAGAATGAGGGCTGGTAATTGGTTAACCATTCCTTGGACTGCTGACCTAGGCTGACATGGCGTACCAGAATATCCTTCTTTAGTGTGATGCAGTACCACAACAGCGGCGTTCGTATCACGTGCCAGATACTTAAGTTCCTTGAGCGCACTACGCATAGCACCGAACTCTTCACCACCATCCATGTTAATGTCCATCAAGTTGTCAACAACTATCAGTGCTGGGCTATCGCCCAACGTTTCTTCAAGTGCAGTTACCTCATCATCTAAGTCGTTTAAACTAGGTGATGAATCAAATGACCAGTAGATGTGTCGTGCCTGTGCCAACTTTTCCTTGGCTAACTCAGGTTGCTCGGAGATAATCTTCTCTGCATCTGTCTGTGATACACCCTCAATCATGGAATACAAACGCATTGCCATAGTGTGAGCATTGGTATCTGCTGATACGTATAGTGTTGGTGCTTGCATACGCAAGGCTAGTGCTAGGGCAAGTGTTGACTTACCTGCACCAGGTGTGCCAGCAATTAACGATACCTCTGAACGTCTAAAGATAATCTTATTCTGTTCAAACGTACGAAAGACTGACGGCATTGGTTCGCCACCAATGTCTGAACGTCCTACCGAACGGCTTAATGTTTTCATTTATCCTCCTTGTTAAGCGTGGGATGCACCGACTTGCACGATGAGTAGGCTTTCGGACCTACACCCCTATCTGTACTGACTGGCTTCCCCTCCAGCAGGACAGACCTATATTCAGTTATGTTTTTCTAGTACCCGAAGTCCTAGAAACTGTTCCACTCTGGTGTGTTGCGGTTAGCAAACGTTGGTGAGCACTGGTCTGCAGTACCCTTTGGTGTTGGGCAGAAGAATGCACGCCATTCTCCCTTAGCACCGTTGCCTGTTCGCTTAACCATTGCACCGTGAATGCACATCTTATCGCTACCGCTAGGTGCTGATGCTTGTACTGGCGGTGCCTTAGGTGCGAATGCTGGTACTTCTGCAACAACTTCTCCACCTAGGGATGCCTGAACAATAGCCACTGGGTCAGTTGCTAGTACACGTGGTGTTGATACACCAGTGAATGCTTCCTCCAGTGTGCTGATTGCATCAGGTCCACCCTGTGCTACCAAGTCATTGACGTTAGCGATTAGTTCCTCGGCACTGTCACCACGTGCTGTGATGATTGTGCCCTTGCTTGTCTTTACGTTTACAACGTAGTTCTTTTCCATTACTTATCTCCATTCTGATACTTACAATCGTTACTAAAATTACACATCTTACAGTGGTCAAAGTTAGGTATAAAGATACCAGCCCTCCGAGCCTTGTCAAACATTCCCACGATTTCTGACACGGCTTCACGTGTCCACTTATCTAGGCTGATTAACTCTGATACTGCACCCTTACGTGCATCCCAGTATACGCCATACTTAGGGCGGATACCAAAGACTTCCTCCATTGCTACGGCATAGATGCCTAACTGAAAGTCTGATGATGGCATACGTGCACCAGACTTAATGTCTAGTACCACAAGGCTACCGTCAGGTAACTCCATCATGCGGTCAAGTGCACCCTTAACCATGACACCATCAAGGTTAATGTTGAACACCAATTCAATGGCAGGTACACCTTGAGGTGTAACCCATAGTGACATCAACTCTTGGGTGCTACGAAAGTTCACCCAGTTGTTCACCATGTTCAAGCCATTGGCTTGCCACCATGTGCCATCTTCCTTGTTGGGATTTGCTATGGTTGCACGACCACCAGCACGCCACGTGGAGGTGTCTTCCTGCCCCTGTACGGCACGCTGACGGTCTAAGTTCTCTTGCCAGTACCGTAACCACAACTCTTCAGGTGTAGCACCTGTGAGGGTTAGTTCTTGTTGTTCCATTATCGTCCCTCAAGTTCCCATAGTTGACGGTCATAGGCTTCGGTTGCTTCGTGAACAGCAACACCACCAGCCAACCACCATGTCTGACCTTCAGGTACAGCCAATGCTTTCTGTAACCAGTACTTGTACCCACAAGAATTGTAAGTACCTATCTGGCTATGGCTTACGTGCACGGGTAACTCATACCCATTCACCTTAATCATTTGTCCTCTGTTTCTTATGTTCGCCCTTAAAGGCGAACCTATTATTGGTTCTGCCTTAGCAGAACTTATGTTGTTGTTGTCGTTGTTAAGTTATAGTCCATGTTGTGGTGTCTGTCAAATCGTACACGGCGTGTCGTGGGAGCAGTGATGAAACATGGAGGTGAAAAAATCACCGCTCAACCACGACAGCCATACTTATTTTCCCATAAGTTTTACCTTATGTCAAATAAATCCCCTTGTACTTCATCACTATCTGCAAAGACTTTGGTAGGTGCAAGTAGTTTAAACACCTTGGCTACATCACCTTGCTTGAGTGCACGGATGTTACCTCGTCCCTCGTAATCCTTGGTAGCCATAGTGTCTGACTCATAAGGTCCGAACAGGAACTGTCCAACGCCTTGATAGTTCACACCTACCACGTACATCTCACGCTCACGGCGCATCTCATCTATCATCTTCCATACAATTTCTGCTAGGTACACGACATCATGGTGCTCTTGCTCAAGAACATCAGCGATAGCCTCAAGTTCTTTCTTACGTGTCCTCATTGCTTCTCTGCTAGGTACACAAGCAAAAGAATGAATGCGAACATCAACCAGTCAAGCACTTCACTAATCATTAGGTTGCCTTGACAGTAGTTCTTCCTCTAACAAGGCGGCTTGCATCGTGAATAGCAAGCGTTCAAATGTCTTGCGTTGCATAAAGAAGTGCGTGTTACCTAGGAATACTGATGCATCCTCGGCGCTCACCTCTGCGTGTATCTCTTCATATACGTCTGTCTCTTTTTCAACTGTACTAATTACCATTAGCGGTTACTCCAATACTCTGTGTCTTTTTTACGGTACTCTGCGTTGCTATTTGAATACTGTTCGGGTGGTTGTAGCCTGATGTTACGTCTGCTACGTATCATTCGTCTTTCGTATGGTGTAGTACCACCCCAGAATCCATAGCGTTCGTGCTTGATTGCGTACTCCATGCACTCATTAAGGATGTTACAGGTGGAACAAAACTCTTTTAAGTCTCGCACCTCCTGTGCTGTGGTCTTGTTGTCGTAGTCCTGATAGAACACATCAACACCCATACGTGCACAGTTCTGTGTGCCGTCATAGTTCGGATAGTTAATCTCCATAAGTCTTTTCCTCCAGTTCCTCTGACTCTATCTCTCCGTGTTCGGTGCATTGCCAGATGCGGTAGCCGTCTCTATCGTCCTGCCACACCCAGTCACAGTGCATTGTGTCACTCATTGTCTGGTCTCCCTTCGCAAGCGTGCCAAGGGTCGTTTAAACTGCATCGCTTACATACATACACATCCTGTGTGTATACAGTGTGTATCTCATCATCGTCTAGTTCATACGGTGACATCTTCTCTTGCCTCCTCCAGTTGTTGTTGTGCATAGTGCAACAGACCATAGATGTCCTTGCAAGTTAGGTACTCAAGGATGGATAGTTTTAATAGCGCATCGCCCAACTCGTGCTCGTAACTGTACTCATAGAAGGTAACCGTGCTGTGGTTAAAGTCCACCACTGGCACGTAGCCGTACTCTGTGTCCGTCACGTTGTTGATACTAAATGCGTAGCCTGTTGTGCTATCCCATGCCTTGCCGATTAGTTGCGAGATGACGATACGATTAGCACGCTCGCTACTAAGGCTGTGCGTACCTGCCTCATAGATAGCGTTCTTTAGGTTGGTATCCCAATCCTGTCCACCCCAGTGAGAGTACAGGTACAACACGTCACCAGTCCTATCGGCTACACCGAATGTGAATCTGTCACCCATTGTCCATACCTCCTCTGATGATGATGTACTCATCGTATGTTTCGTCACTTGCCATTAGCACCATTAATTTATCTAGTTGCATAAAGATGTCTTGCTCTTCCCGTTTAAACAGTTTCATTACATTCCCTCCATTAGTTCAGACAGGATAGATAGTTCCTGTTCTGTAAAGTGTAGTTCTAATTTGTTTGTTTGTTCAGTAATTAAGTCAAACAATTTCTTGTCGCTAATGCTGTCCACGTTGTAGCCCAGTCCGTTAGCCCAGTCCTCAAAATCTCTGGAGTAATCTAACGTGCTCCTGTCTGCAAGTATGGCGTGTAGTACGTCCTCACGCTTAGGTGATTCAACGTGTGCCTTGCCCTGATAAAACGGGGTAGCAAACATCCTCTCACCGTTGCGCTTAAGGATACATTCATAAGCGTTCATGTTCTGTGCCCACTTAGGAGTGTCACCCCCGTATTGTTGCGTGGTGTCCACCGTGAACCCGATTGAATCTAAGTAGTGCTGTATTGCTGTTGTCATTGATTCTCCTCCTTGTTTAAACAAAGTATCCATTGTTTACTCCATTGTTTAGTTCTAGCATGTTACACACTTCATCGCTTAAAGTTGTGTAGATTTCTTGGTGCGTTTCTAAGTCATCATCATCGGGAGCAAGCCACTCCTGTTGTTCTTCGTCAAAGAAATACCCGTTATTGAATACGGAATACGCTGTATCTGAATCCAATTCCCAACGTTCGGTGCGTGAGTCGTACACAACTACATAGTGGTACTGCATTACGCCCACACCTCCTTGCCGTACAGGGCTAACTGAAGAATGATGTCACTGATACAAGCGTCCCAGTTCTCAAGGTCAGGGGTAATGTCTCCACCGCAAGGTACGTGACGGTATCCCTTGATTGCCACCTCAAGTGCTTCCACTAGGTCAACGATGTTTAAACGCTTCGTCAACCACTTGCTCTCATCTTCACCTTCGGTGTCATCATTAGGGTCAACATACCCAACCTTTACGATGCCCACCGTTTCCCAGTCACCTTCAATGAAATCCAGTGACATCAGGTAGTTACGTGTCACGGGGTCTGACTCAAAGCCACTTCCCCACATTGCGCTCCATAGTTCTTGGTCTTCTAGTTCATACTTGATAATTACTTTTCCCATGTTTTTCTCCTTGTTTAAACGTCCTAGTCGTTGACTAGTACGAATCCGTTTTCTATCATGTGCTCTCTGAACATTTTCTTGGCGCTGTTGACATCAGTTCCCTGATAGGTCTGGCGCTCCAGCCACACCTCTCCGCTCTTGATGTCTCTAACCATTGCGGTAACTTCAAGGGTAAAAATCCCTGAGTTAGGCACGCCCTCTTTGTAAGGGTTTGCTATCTGTTCTGCTCTCATTTTGAAACCTCCAAGTTTCTTTGTTACTACTAGTCAATCGTTGTCCCTGACAGGTGTCAAGGCTATCGGTAAGTCTTTACTAAATCTTTACCATTTCGTTATCATTCTGTTATTAGTTTGTGGCGAGCACGAACATCCAGAGGATGATGCCTACAACTGCAAGCCCACATCCATAGAAGATGACATCATCTAGTAGGCGGTATGCCTTCGGTGTCCAGTTCCATTTGCTCATCGTTTAAACACTCCCTTTAGTTGCGTAGTACATGTGCTGGTGAAAGATGTATCCAACTTCATAGACACACTTGTCACAGTAGTTAATCGTTGCGTCTGTGGTTCTTGTCGGGTATCTAATCACGTTCTCGTCAGTCACCCCACATTGGTGGCAAGTCTTGATGTATTTCTTCGTCATGTTTAAACACCTACCCCAATGTTGGTCAGCCGTGAGGAATCTACCCACGCTGCGCCCCTGCCATTGGTCGGGATAACTTTGTAGCGTGTGTTTCCGTACGCTTGCTTGGCATCTTCAATCAATACCTGCACTTGGAATCCTTCCACCCGTAGGAGGGCTAGTTCTCCGATTGCCTTCATCATTTCTATGGTGCTCATTGTTTAAACGTCCTCTCGTTTGTTGTCTGTGATTGTCTTTAGTAGGTAGTCAAGGGCTGTCAGTTTCTCGTCAATCGTCTTGGCTTCTAGTACCTTTCTTATTACTCCGTAGGTGTTGGCTGTTGGGTATAGTCCTAGTTCTAGGACGTAGTTCCTTGCCACTCTGTTGTGCTCTGCCTTCTGCTTGATGTTCATTACTTGTTCTCCTCTAGTGTTTCTATCTGTTCCATAATCCAATAGATAACCTCACTGGCGCTCATGCTCCATCCGCCGAACTTATC